TCTGCTGCAAAGTTTACAGCGCCATCAACGTCTACGGCATCGAGATTGGCTGTCCCGTCCACATCTATAGAACCCGCAAGGTCTATATCGCCATCTACAGTTAAATCATCAGTCACTGTTAAGTCGTCTTGCACTTTAAGGTCTACAACATTAAGACTTGCAAAAGCATCAACGACTGCTGCTCCGCTTCCTGCGCCATCTAAATAAACGGCCTTCACATCACCCGCAGGTATCGTTATATTGGCTCCAGAGCCTTGTGAAATGATTATATTTTGAGAACCGCTGGTTGCGTTCTCAATAAGTTGCAATCGGTTAACTGTATTTGGAGCAATCGTAATAGTACACGCCGAATCCAGTGTGCCTGTGTATTTCACAAACATCGCTCTAACGGGATCAGTTGCACCATCTGCAATTGTGCTGGTATGCGTATCCGCATTTGTGGTTATGGCCTCAGTGCCGTAACCCAGTGCTTCGCCTATCAACTCAAGGTTAGTATTGGTGGTCGCTCCCCACGTGCCGGATTGTTCTCCGGTGCCTATTTCTTCTAGTCTTAAATCATTTACGTATGTACTAGCCATAATTTTTACCTACGCTGCTATGTCTGTCCAGTCCGCGGACTGGGAAGGAGTAACCTCTGACCAAGAGGGCGATTGTGAAGGGGAAACAGCCGACCAAGAAGCATCTTGGTCCGGAATAAGGTTGCCCCAAACAGTGATTGTACCGAGTTCGGCCGTAGCGGAAACCCCTGTAACGGTATAGTTAGAGTCGCCCCCTGTAACGGCGTTTCCAACGCCTCCCGTAAGTTCGTCAGAAGTAACGCGGATATTGTTGTTAGTAGAAAGCGAAATGCTGCCCAAAGCACTAGTACCAGCCGTACCAGTAGCAGTAACACTAGCAACCCCACTAACAGTGACAGACCCAAGAGCAGTAGTACCTGCATTTCCACTTGCTGAAACACCTGCCGCTGCCGAAACGGTAACTGAACCCAGCCCCGTAGTTCCTGCATTACCCGTGGCAGTGACTCCAGCCGCCGCCGCAACCGAAACCGTACCAAGAGCGGACGTGCCCGCATTACCTGTGGCAGAAACAGTAACATCAACGACGCCGCCCCACGTAGACGATCCGTAAGTGCTGAAACCCCAAGTACCTGCCATAGTTTATCCATTACGCGATTCTAATAATCGCGTTTGAAGCATCCGCTGCGGGAAAAGTAATTGTAAAATCACCTGCTGTGGAAGTTTTATCCCCACCAAATGCCAGTACGGCAACAGCCCGATTTGCGCTACCCGCTGTAGTGCTTGAGTTATAAATCAATGCTCCGTTTGCAGTGATCGTTGATGAACTCCATGTAGTATCAGAAAAATCGGTCAGGGCCGTTGTTCCGCTTGTGCTGGGATCAACATTCGTCAGCGTGTTTCCTCCAGCACTATAGTTCGTTCCCGAAACCTCATTTGTGGTTGCGTAGGCAGTAGTCGAAGCCGACATCGTAGCCGATGAAGTATAGAGCGCGATTTTGAAGGTATTGCCCGTACCCGTTGTGGTAGTTGTACCGCCGCCCGATCCATTGTGAAAATTGTGTATCCCCTGTAAGAGTTCGCTCTTAAAAGAAGTACACATTGCCTGAGTTATAGCCATTACAGCCTCCGTAAAATTTCGGCCATATCTTTATGGCCCTGCTTAGAAAGAAGATTGTACAGCGTTGTTCTGTCGCTACTAATAGCGTCTTTACACGCAGCCACAATAACATAGAAAACTCTAGTCTTAAATGCTTCGGCCTGAGCTTTGACCATGGGGTCTGCTCCTTCGGCCACGGAAACTATCTTATCCACAGCCCTTTGAGCTATTTCTTCAGGTGTAAATCCTCTGTATTTAGTGGTTTCTACCTGTACGCCACTGGTGTTTGCTTTAACTTCTACTGAGAACATATTACTGTTTCTGCCTTATTACCATACCTGTTCTGTATTCATCTGTAGACTCTCTAGACTCCCCAAGCAGCTTAATAGATACCATGGCTTCGGCGAACCGCTTTTCGTACTGTTGCATGAGGTCGGGTTCACCTTTCATAAAAGTGTATGCTTCTATAAGACATCCGTACAGTAGTCCTTGTGTAGCATTTATACTTAGCCACGTAGTCCCATCACTAGCCCCCGCAGTTAAACTGGCGGGCCTATAAAAATAATGCAGCTCCGAGGTGTAAGAACTGTCCGGTGTAGGTGCAACAATAAAGTTATCTACATCAAACTGCGCATAATAGCGAGGACTCCCCGTAGTACTACTGTTGGGGTTAAAAGTTTGTATAAAATTAACATCCTTAAAGTCCAAAAAGAACTTCTCGCTACTAGAAGTGTACGAAAGCGAAAAAGGAGCTAAAAAATCACTGGGACAAGCTAAATACTGGTTAGAACTGCTCATACCACCAGATACGTTTTTACGGAACAGGCTCAAATGAGCATTTTTTAAAATACGCTCTTCCGCGTTTTTTATGAAAATATCTAAATTATTGGTAAACGTGGTTTCGTCGTTTTCCGTGTAATTTTGTATTGCGGTTTTTAATGTGGCGTAAGTAAAGCTCATGTCGTCGTTACCGTAACCTCACCTAACTGCATAATCCCCTGTAGGGAGGTATTATCCGGTTGAGGAAAAATTGTTTGTCCCACAAACACATTCATGGGCTCTTTTCTAGCAGGGCGAGGTTCCCACAGAGCTTGCGGTTCATTGGGCACACGCAAGGTCATAGACTGCGGGGCTTTTGGCTCATAGCACTGGTGACACACCTTGAAGCCTGTCCATTCTTTAAGCAACTTGACGTAGTCAAACTGCTGTCCACAGCGGTCACAGATGGCTTGGGAATATTTACCTATTGCGTAGCTCATTAGATTACAGAGTAGTAGTCTCTCCCCGGAGTTAGGCTTAAAGAAGCTCTGTCGCGGTCTTCAGAAGCCGCCCTTTGAAACTCCTCCTCGTACGCTGCCTTTAACAAAGGCACACGGTCGGGAGCACGTTTTATAGAAAGATAATACGATAACCCCGCCACTAAACAAGGATAAAACCTAAAAGGTACTTCTGCAGAGTTAGTAAAGGTGTCGGCATCGTCCATGCGGGTAAGTCTGTCATAGACCAGCACATATTTGGTACTAGAGTCAGGCATGGGCCACAGCTTTATTACTGGGGTAAGCGAGCGGTCTATGTAGAACTGCGTAGGCTTACCTGTAGTACGCTTAGACGGTATGCTTATAAAATCATCTCTGCTTACACGCGACATCCGTATGTCGGACTGGCTGCTAGTGTCATTATCTTCCCTAACCACCATAGAAAGCACATCAATACTGGCCTGCACATCGGTTAGGTCTACTGCGCTGCTAAGAGTAGTAGTGGCTGCACTGGTACCGCCGGTAAGGGTTTCGCCATTGGTAAAGGTGCCCGAAGGCACCGTAATAGCCATTGTAGTACTAGAAGGCTTACTGGTAATACTCGCCGTGGCTGCACTGGTACCACCTGTGAGGGTTTCCCCCACGGTAAAACTACCACTGGCTCCTACTGTCATAGTAAGGGTACCCAAGGGGTAGTCGGCAATGCTGTCGGCAAGGGTAAGGGTTTTTTGTTCTATAGTCCAGCGGTTTAAGCCTCTGTTAGACCAGTCCGCTAGTAATAGGTTTAACGACCGCTTGGCCGTTTTCAGGTCATACCCCGTGCGAACCTCACTACCACAACGTTCAAACGCCTCTTCTATATACTCAGCAACATCAAGGGCAAAGTCTTTTGAACCCGAAACAGCCATTAGCTATTCGGGCCTCTTATCGACCTGTTAAGGTTCTTAGCCTGTACAAGACCACCTCCGGACATCTTCACTCTAGAACGAGGAGGAGGAGACATAGGAGGAGGTGTAGGGGAAAGATCTTCCAATTGCTCTTTCTCACGTCTTATAGACTCTCTTATCCTTGCTCTTCTTCTACTTGCCGCACGTATACGTCTTCCTTCCTCTCGGTCGGCTTTGTTCTGTTTCTTAGCCATCAATGTTCTCCTTAGCTATTAGGGCCTCTAACAGTCTTACTACTGCTTACTGTGCCTCCCCTAGAATAGCGTTTACGTACCATGCCTCCACCCATTTTATTTTGTCTGGCGGCAGCGGCCTGTTTTTTACCCTTTTCTGTGTAGGGGTAGTGTTTACCATCTACTACTGGCATCTGTGTTCTCCTTTAAGATCCCGGAGCTTCATAGTACTTAAGAAATTCACACCAAACAGTGTATTCATTCCCTGCGTCTGCTGTGGAAGGAACCACAAACAACACATCTCCTGAATACCCCGTAGCTGCGGTATTTTTTAAGCCACCTATGTCACTAAAGTCAAAAGAATTATCGTACGCAAGGGTTAAAAACGTAACGTTGGTGTCTGCGTCCCAGTCTAGGGAAGCAGGCGCATCGGGCGCGCCACTACAGGTATACCATATCCTGTTCAACGACACATGCGCACAAGAACCCCCATTTAACGTGGAGGTGTTTAGTGCAGAAACATCCACTAAGGTAGTACTGCTTGCATTACCGTCCGAATAGACAGAGCAATAAACAATTAGCTTTTTTTCTCCATCTAACTGGTTAGTGGGTCCTGTAACTGAGTTAGCCATAAGTTACTCCAAAGTAAGGTGGGGCTTTAGCCCCACCAGTTAACAACAATTACTCAAACGGAGTAGCTAGTGTACCGTCACCATGAAGGAAGGCCTCACAATGCCAAACCGCTGCGCTGGTTGCTACTAAGCGAATTACGCCACCTACAAGCCAGCCCTGTGCTGCCGACCCCAAATCAATGGTGTCATCATTACTGGCATCAGGAATGAAGGTGTTGTTATCTTCAGCGGTAGCCGGATCAAAAATCGTTGCAAAACCAGAGAACAAGTCACTGGCATTGTCCGTATTGATCTGCCCTGCACCTGTAAAGGTTGTTCCCACAATAAAGGTGTATTGCAGCCCTGCTGCTGCCGTAGGCAACGTAACCACGATACCTGCGGCTCGGTTTAAAGTGTAAACCGTCCCAGAATCGGTGGACTCAACGCTCTTGGTCGCAGACGTAATGCTGCTGACATTGGCATAAGAGGAAACATAACCCGTTGTGGTGATATTACCACTGGTATCGATGTCTAAATTAGTTGTAATTGCGCCAGTGGCAGCGGTTTTAGTTATCTGTTCAAAACCACCCTCTGACCTAACTGGTCCGCTAAAGGTTGTATTAGCCATATATTTCTCCTGTCTTGGCTAGTGTCTGTCGCACCATGCGACAGTCAGGAAGATAAAACTCTAAACCAAAAAGAAGGGCGGCACAAGCCGCCCTCCGATTCTTTTTACCCAAAAGGGTAAAAATTATGCTCCAGGAGAACCAAACACACAGCGTGGGTCTGAAACTCCGAAAGAATACCTCTCTCGAGACTTATATCGCACATTGCCTGTCTCGAAATCGCCTTCCATAGAATTGCGAATCGGGGCACGTACAAAGTGCTTAAAGCCGTTAGGGGCATCTGTCTTAATGAAGAACGCATCCGTATCGGTTAAATAGTTGTTAACTACATAGCCGTCAGGAATCATTCCCATACTTCTAGAAGCATTTATGTCGTTATCAGCAGTTGCAGGTCTCTGAGCCGAAGCTGTTAACCGTTCTGCTACAAACTGTAATGCCGGTGGAATTATCAGTTTGCGACCTTGAAGAGCAATCTTCAAGCCTCTTTCGTCAATAAACGCCGCAATATCAATCAGAGATTGTTCTAGCGAAGTTTCATTGAGGTCAGCAGCGGTAGACAGTTCGTTTCTCAGGTCGCCACCACCCACGGTTGGATGATCAGTAGCACAAAGCTCCTTACCATCGCCATAAGTAGTACCACTTGAAAACGCATTATTAAGAATAGAAGCAGCCTTCACTTGCTTAGTGTTAGCCATGGAACGAGCCAGTGCTCGCGTGTATCTAGTACTAAGGCGGTCATAGAGGTTATCCTCTACAGCTTCCTCGGTGATAGAAAACGCCAGCGCAATCGTCTCATGGGTGTACCTTGCTGTGTAGGCTTCATTAGCAGTGTCATACGTGACCGCTGCTCCTTCTTCCTTAACAGGAGCTTGACCAAACCCAGAAAGCATTACCTCTTCTTCAAAAGCACGATCAGAGTTCTCGCTTTCAAAGATTTCAGCATGTTGACTGTCGTATCGGTCATACTCCATTCCGAACAAAGCATTTAGTCCGGGTTCCAACTCTTTAAGGAGTTGTGATCTTGAAATAGCCATAGATTACTCTCCTTATATTCCAGCCACTGTACCGTTAGTACTATAACGGTAGAAGTGGTTGTTGAGCCGAACGATCGCTAACATACCCGCCGCAGAGGTATCAGCGTTTGAGGGAGAATCCTCAAAACCCATAATACGCAAATTAAGCGAGTTGGTAGTAGCTACAGTACTCACAGCAAGTTCTGCTGTGGAAATTCCTGTCGTGGAATCTCCGGAAGTACCCGTAGCAAAGTTAGCATTCGCATGAACCGAAGCCTGTGTAACGGAAGCATCGCAGTTGATCAGGAACAGTTGATCCGGATCAGCCGCAACGTGTGCTACAGCTTCGGTGCTTGATTTAACGGAACTCGTTCCGGGCCACGTATTAGTGAACGTTGGTTTTCCGTTTAGGTCTGTGTACTCACAGCCGAGAAAGGCTCCTAAAATAGGAACTGTGCCACCAGCGGCAGCACCCACAATATCAATCAGACCGTTAGCAAGAGGTATAACAGGGGTTCCTTGGTATAGAGTACTGGAAGTTCCTGCCGTACCTGTAGTCTGGATTTTAAATGTGGTTATCCCATTAGTATTAGCGCCATCCCCCACTGATTTGTACGGTCTTAGACCAAAGGCAGCATCAATGTTTGCCATGTTGGTTTATCTCCTAACAAAAAGAATGAAAGTTACTTTTTGCTTTAAAAGAGCTAATCATTGCCTCTTTTTCCACCAAAAGTAACACGGGATTGCCGTTCGTTATGAACGGGCATACTAGGATGTTCTACGCGCAAGTAATCCTGCTCCACAGCCGTTTCTTGGTCTTCGGTTCGAGAACGATAGTAGGCGTTCCTCTCCGCGCGGGTTTCGTTTGGAATTCTTGCCAGCAATAACCCTCCTACACCGATAATACCGGCATATTCACCGGTTGATATAGAGGAGTATTTTTTATTTGGATATTCATCCGCGCGAACTAATTCAAACCCTTCGCGAAGGCGAGCATGGAGGCCTTTTGCATCATCTAAACCCATAACAGATTCACGAATCCAACGATGTGAGTAACCTTCCGGTGGTGGTGGAGCGTCCAAACTGGACGGAGGAGCCCAAGGCCGACGACGAGACTGCTTTTCTCGTGTTTTTTCGGCGCGTGTGGTTTTATCTGTCATAAGTACCTCACGAAGTAGCTTGTCTGTTTTGTAAAATCTTAACGTTTCTTGCGTAATCTTCTAACGATACACCAAGTTTTCTCGCTATTGCAACCTCACTTTGGCTTAATCGTACCGAATTATTGCTTTTAGTGTCCCTACGAGCCCCTCCTGCAGGAGCTACGCCGCTTGGTCTGCGGGTAGGAGAGGAAGTGTTTCCTCCTATACTCTGTACTTGTTCCGCTTTATGAGGAAAGTTTTCCTTTAACTGAGACTCTAGTTTTTCGTAGTAGGCATCTGAAGAAGGAGTATATCCTTCCAAAAGTAGTTCTTTATGTATAGAAAAAGCGGTAAGAGTCATTGGTTCATCATTACCAAACCACACATTGCGTTCAGCCCATTCCTCTGCTTTAGGGTCAGGCTGTGTCTGCTGTTGGTTCCATCCCTCAGACGGTGGTTGGGTTTCTGGTTGCTGTGCTGAGTTAGGGCCTGCTTGTTGGTTTGGAGTTTCTGCTTGCTGCGCCGCTTGCTGTTCAGCGTAGCGTTTAGCCTGAACCAGTTTTTCAGAGTCTAAGGCGTGTTGCGCTATGCGTTTTTGCACTTCCATCTGAGCGTCTACGTCACCACTGTTAACAGCTTTTTGTAATGCAGACTTTAAGGCCTCTTCTTCCAGAGTCAATCTGTTTTCGTACTCTGCTAAATGACTGTTTCCAGTAACCTGTGCATTTGCGGAAATTTCATCGTTTTGCTTTTTCAGACCCTTTGCATAATCAAGAGCAGCTTTTTCTCGCCTTTCGGCCTCGCGCATTCGCTTAGTTAGCTTATTTATCCTTTTCTGGACCGATTCGCTTTGCCTCGAGAGCTCTTCGTCTTCTGAGTCTTCTTCGGATTGTACTTGGGAGCCTTGTTCTTCGGCGGTTTTTTCGACTGAAGAGGAGGACTTTCCTTGTTTTCTTTCAGCAGGGTCTTCAATGATTTCCGCTGCGGTTGAGGGGTTGGAGGAGAAGATTTCTTCCTCCACGGGAGCCTTTGGTAAAGTGACGTCCACAGTTTCGTCATCGTTTTTAGTAATTTCTGCATCAGTTGACCTCGTAGCCATCGGTTATTCTCCCTTAAATATGCAAAATGTCGCTAGGATCGTTAATGCGAGCAAGTATTTCGTCATCATTGAGCAAACGAACTTCGCCGCCTTCTATCTTAAATCGGCTTCCCGCGTATCTTCCAAAAATAACCCACTCTTTTTCAGCACACCAAGGGCCATGGGGATATTTTTCACGATCCTCATACGCATCTGGTCCTAATCTCAGCACATAACCACATACAGTGGCTAGGGCTTCGGTTTGGATCACAGCATCGGGCATAAGAATTCCACCATCACTGACTTTTCTGCCCTGATAGGGCAAAAGCAAAATTCGCCAGCCAGTAGGTTGAGGTAAACGGTCAATTGATTTAGAAGATAGCTTACTGGGATCTAAGTACAGATCCTCTTTTTCTACGTAAGCCGAATCTAGTGAATCTTTTTCAGGAGGTTTTTTAGGGGTAGGTTCTTTATAGTAATCAGGTACCAGTAGTGTTGGTTCAGTCATCTGTTACTTTCTCCAGCAGGGATGCTATTTCCTGTTCTATTGCTGCAAGTTCTACGAGCCTAGCTCGAAGTTCCTTGAATGTGGTGAAATCAGGTACAGGCCCTTCGCAAAGGGTTTGCCGTATCATTTCTCTCCGTTCGCGTATATTCTTTCGTATTTTTTCGTAAATGTAAAGCTCAGTCACGGTTACTTTTCTCTAGAAACATTTTTCATTTTCTCAAAAGTTCTAAGGCCTCCAAGACCTAACATACCCATAAGCACAGTAGACAACTGACTAAAGTCAAATTCGGGTAGGCTTTGTTCAAAGCCTGCTAGGGCAAAACCAAACTGTATGAGAGGAGCCAAAATAAAGTGGTAAGCCAAGGCTACACCACATACCCAGCCAACAAAAGGTCGCCATCCCGCAACAAAAATGCTTTTATGCGATGCTTCGGCCTTGTTAACCTCTAACTGAGCTAAATTAGCATTATGCAAAGACATACTAAGCTCGTGGTTTAGCTTTTCTCTTAAGTCTTTGTCAGGAACCATCTTATCAACGATTCCAGTAATAGGTCCAATGAGTTTATCTAACACAGAGATACTCCTTGTGGTGGTTTCAAACGGTAAAAACCTCTAACGGGTCCTTTTTTCCTTTCACTTCTATGGGTTCCAACGACTTTAACACAAAAGAACATTTTTTTGCAGTAGAAGACCCAACTAATATCTCCTTTCCTACCTGTTTGGTCGATGATTCCAGTCTGGCTGCGGTATTTACGGGGTCTCCGATCGCAGAATAGTCGAACCTAGAAGCGGAACCCATGTTCCCTATCACTGCTTTTCCTGAATTAACCCCCACCCCGATAGCAACAGGTACAGGTAAGACTTCGTTAAGGACTTTTATCTTTTCCTGTATTTCAATTGCGGCCTTTATAGCAGCGTCTTCGTGATCAGGTAGGTCTAGTGGGGCCGAAAAAATTGCCATACAGGCGTCACCAATGAACTTATCTACCATGCCCCCGTGTTTTTGTATGGTTTCTACCTGTACAGACAAAGTTTTGTTCATTATTTCGGTAACTTCCTCCGGAGACAGCTTTTCCGACATAGAAGTAAACCCCCTCAGATCAGTGAACAAAAAGGTTGCGTAGCGGGTTTCACCACCTAGGGTCAACAGGTCGGGGTTATCTTGCAAGCGTTTTATTTGTCTTGGGTCTAAGTAGTGTTCAAACTGTTTTTTAATCTGCTGGCGTAGTAAATACTGTTCCCTAAAGTTAAACCAGAACTGTTCCCCAGATAGTAACAATAAACAAATAGCGGGCCAAGTAACATCAACTAATTGATTTTGTTGAATAAGATAGACTCCTAGACCATATACTCCCGCTAACATTCCTCCTACACTTACAGCAGACCAAGTTACATTACATCTTTGTAGAAGAGTTATTGTAATTGTACATACCAATAAAAGAAGCCCTAATTCATACAATAACCGGTTTGCAGGAATACTAGGACTGTTTGGTAGCAATAAGCTCTCTGCCAAAGCAGCTTGTATGTAGTGGGGATTTAACAAACCCGCAGGGGTAGCCAACTGTGGCATTATTCCTGCAGCACTTGTTCCCACAAAAACAAACTTACCTTCTACCTGTGGGTCTTGGTACGAAACCGTAGGGGTATCCACCCAAGAGACCCACTTTCGGCCAAACCTATCTGTAGGAATTACCCCAAGTGCCGGTATTCTAAGGCTTTCAATACCTCCTTCATTAGTTCGTATTTGGTACGTTCCCTCCCCCGTAAGAGCTTTTAATACTTGTGTGGCAAAAGAAGCAACCCAACCATCAGGAGCTCGAGAAATAAGGGGAATTTGCCTTATAAGGTTATCTACATCAGTAGGAGCAGAAACAGCCCCCTGTAAAGCAACCTCAGTTAGTTGCTCTATGTTTAAAATAAACCCCTTTGCAGGGCTATAGTTAACAGGATCTTCGCCAAGAATAACAGTTCCATGTGGTGGAGGATATTCCGCATTAGCAAACTCAGGCATAGCTAATACATTTATCCCCTGAGTTAGGCTTGTGGCAAAATCTTCATCTCCACCAAAACGATCCGGTTGAGGAAATAAAACCACCCAACCCACCCCCAGAGCACCTCGAGCCATAAGCTCATTTTGTAAAGTAGCTAAGGTTTGACGGGGGAAAGGCCAACCTCCTTCTCTTGCTATATCTTCTTCAGTTATATCAAGAACTACAAAATGCCCAGATGGAGTGGGTTGAGTAATAAACGCATCAAATGTTTTAAGTCGCAGCACCTCTAATGCAGACCAGTTTAACAACAAAGGCAAAGCTAAAGCTACAACGGTGAGTAGTCCGACTTTTGTACCTAGTTTCAAGGTTTTAGCACTTCCATCTTTTTCTTGCTTGCCGTAGCCTTGAATTAGGGTTTTTTGCAGCTTTAGGAAATTTTTTCATTTGTCCTGCTGACCTTGCGCAATAAGACTTACGTCTTTTAGCGGCTTTACTGCCCTTTTTAACCTTACCTGTAACCGCTGTTTTTAACTTACTTCCGGGGTTTTTCTTTCTATAAGCCTTAACACCTTTTTTAGTCATTCCCGCCCCTTTCTTAGTAGGACGATAGTTAGCAGCTTTCCCTTTAGTGGTGCGTCTTATAGATTTTTCTTTTTTCTTAGCCATTTTTCTAATCAAATTGGTTAATTGTTACGGTTTTGTTACAGCTTGAAGTGCAGTTAAATACCGCTGTGTAAGATTTGGCACTTACTCCGTTTTGAGTTGCATTTACGGTGTAGTTTCCCTGTTCTACTCGTATGTTCCCAACGTGTGCGCCGTTGCCTGACTGCGTCAGGTTAACCGTTGAGTTATCGGCAGGGTTGTTTTTGAACTCAATGTCGCCATCCTTTGCGCCGCTACCTGATTGCGTAATCGTAGCATCATTATTATTGCAGTTGTTGCAAGATTTAATATAGGCGTTGTGGCTTCCAGAACCAGATTGAGTAATTGTCCACGTACTGTCATCTCCAAAGGCGTACATCTTTGCATAATGGTCTCCGGTACCTGTTTGGGATACCTTATAGATGTTGTCATCGCCAGACATATAAATTTCGCCATACATATCGTCACCGGTTTGGGTAACGGTCATCTCATTTGAGTCCTGATCCGCGTCAATATACCCTGTGTTGTCGTTTCCAGTCTGTGTAATCTTATATTCATTCCCTGTATGGTTTGTGTACTGGCTATAGGTTTTAGCTAAATTATCGTCACCATTCTGGTCAATATCGATGGTAGCACTACTACAGGTATGCGTTGTGTATGTTCCATTTGATAGCCCACACCAGACACGCGCCGTATTGCCGGTTCCTATTTGTTCAATATAAATGTTGGTGTTTGTCCCTTTAGTATCTATCTCTACGGAATTATCCGCTGCAAAAACAGGCAAACTAAGGAGACTGAACAATAGTAATCGCACTTTCACCTCCACCGTTTACTACCACACCTATTTTTACACCCGCGGTCAGAATGTCTACGTTGTAGGCCCCACTTTTTTCTAGCTCTAAGTCTACAGTGTTTTCCACTTGGCGAAACAACGTAAGTCTTTCGCCCTCTACAAAAGAATAAATCTGTAGCTGGGGGTCAAATCCCGGAGTAATTCCTACTAACTCTACTCCGTCTAACTCCGCACCTTTTTCTTCTTTAGCCGCAGCACTTACCTCTATTACGTCTAACAGATCAGTTAGGAAGTCCACATCTAAAAAGTCCACATCTAATCTACCTATTTCATCTTCTAACTCATCTTTATCCAATTCGTTTTCATCTAGTTCGGTTTCTTCCAATAGATCTACGTCTAGTATGTTATTGGGACTACTGGCTTGTTCCTCTACGGCTTGTTGAATTTCGTCTGGAGGGTTAACAATAAGCAAATTATCTATAAAACCCAGTGTCATGCCCTGTAATAAAACAGGTGGGGTAGGTGGTGTCTCCGACACACTAACCATAGTAGCTTGAAACGGTTCATTCATCACCACTACACCTGCTTGCGTTGTTACGGTTATTTCCCCACTAGAAGCCCCCGTGGCGTCTGGGAGAAGAATCACCAAACTGCGACCAATTTCATCCACCGTAGTGGTGAAGTCTGTCCCACGAATGGCAATAGTAGCGGTAGGAGTACGGATACTAATGTTCTCACGGTTAATACGTCCCAATGCGCCTGTCAAAAAGCGGGCTGTACCACTAGCCATGTTAAGAGCTAAACGGCTTTGAGACGGATCGGGGTCAAAAATGTATTCGTCTATTACAACACTGGAACGCTCGGTTAGTCGTACTACGCTATCGTCAAGAAACTGAATAGCTAAACGCCCGTTCCCAGTACGTACGTTATCCATACTGGCAATACCCAGTTGTAACTCAGCTGCTAGGGAATCATCCGTGTTCTGGCGTAAGACCTCGCCAATTCCTCTCAATTCAGAAATAGACCCAACTTGGGCACTTGCCACAAAGGGCAAAAAAACTAGCAACCAGAAGTACATTGATCTACATCAATAACACCATTGGTCGTAATAGCTACTATGTCTAAAATGTTTTTAACCGAACCCCCAGTACTGCTTTGGTCTACGTCGATGTTATTACCATTACCCGTTATATTTGCTTTAATGGAATGGTCGGCATTGTTTACTTGAGTGGTGTCGATATCGTTTGAATCCCCGTCCACGGTCCAGTCGTTTACACAACCCACAACGTTACAAGTTACGTTGATGTTGTTTGAAGTCCCTGTAACACTAAAGTCTGCGTTCGCAGCGGTCGCTGTTGCAGTATTACCTTGTGTGTAAACAAGCACGTTACTATCACCGGTAGCTTCCAAATCAAAATCTGTGTTTTGTACATCACCTGTAGCACCTAAAGCCAGAGTTTGAGTATTGCTGTCACCAGTAGACTTTAAAGTAAAATTAGCTGAATTAGCTTGTGCCGCCGTCATCGCAATAGTGTTGCTGTCACCTATCTGATCTACATCAGCCGTAATGGATGTACCCGATAAGCTCACCCTAGCACTACTGGTACCAACAACGTTGCTCGACCCAATCTGGTCTATACTAAGCGTGAGGGCGGTGCTACCGCCGCCAGCTTGAGTTAAGTAAATATCGTTGTTGGCCGCAAGAACAGACACACAATAGGCCAATGAATATAATAAAAACACATAAACTAAACAAGATTTTATCATTAGAGATCGCATTTTACCCCTCCTCCGGAGACTGATAGTCCCACAAATCTCTTTCTATCCCCTGCATTATAAGCTCATAAACAGCAGCTTCTATAGCGGACCTTACAGCATACCCCGCTGTCTCGTTAACTGCCACCCCTGTTTCTAGTTCTACGAGTTCTACACCGTTTTCGGTAAATCTAAAAGTGTCTATTCCCGTAGAAGCACTAAAAATAGTTTTACTAGCTAATACATTTAACAAAACCTCTCCGGTTTGTACCAACACCGCCCTAAGCGAAACCGTGACTTGGTCTCGTCGGTGTTGCCTAGAGGTACCAATACCTAAGTAACGTGCTCCAACGCCGCCGGTAAATGTATTTGTTGAGTAGGAAATAATTCCTCCTTCCATTAGCAAACCAGCAAATAAAAGAGGTTTTAACTGGTTATCGCCTTCGCCATCGTAAGTACTACGGGTAGATATAATTAGTTGACGTTCTCTGGTTAAATGGTCTAACATGCCTCGTTCTGCCACGGTAAACCACGTTCCACCACCCGCGTTTTGTAGAGCTTCGATTAAAAAGCTATCTGCTCCCTGAGTTACCGCTGTGCTGAACAGGGCCATGTTATCAGCCGACTTACGCTGACCGGTTAAGTCTAAAAAGCTATAAACAGCCACCACTGCCTTGCGGGCAGGAGCGGAAAGTTCCACTAAGTCTTGTAAAGTGGGACGGTCAATACGGGGGCCTTCTGGGCAACGGGTATTGGCTACATCAGCGGGGTCTGCAATACGCGAAGTACTATTACGACACGCTTCAATAGGGCCAACTGCCACACAGCCACAAGTGGCAAAAGCCAGAAAACATACAATTAGATACCGCACTCGTCTGTGGAGCAAATACCGAAACTACCTACAGGAATACGTATTTCAGTTATTCCTCCATCAATATCGGTAACTAGGAGAACAATCTCTGTTCCGGTGTTTATAAAGCTAATTTGATTGCCTTCGAGGTCAAATACCCCGCCTGACCCTCCGGTTTCAGAGTTAAACAACGATTCCGCTAAATCACGAGACAACTGGCTAAAGATACGGCTCTCAAGGTTACGCACAAACTTAGCAAGGGTGGTGTTTTCTTGTTCACGTAAGAGTTCGCTTGCACGGGACTCGGCGGCTTCTCTTATGTCTTGTTTTCGGCTACGTTCTTGTTCATCTATAGTGAGATAATGCGCCGACTGTCCCACTCCGTTAAACGAGGGGTTTTTGAACTGAAAAGTTAGCCCAGTAGCCATTGCCTGAGAACAAAAAAGACCCAAAATTACTGCACCTACATTACTCTTCATAGTCACTCTCCCGTAGCTCGATTACGGTGTCTAACTTTTGTTGAAGTCTTATTATATCGTTATCTAACATCCTAACTCTGTCTATTAGCGCAATAAGCGTGGTGTTTGCTTCGGCTAGTTTTCGCTTTATGTTATTGGTTATGTAATTCCAAATAAAGTGAATCATGTACAGCAAGCCGGTGGTTGCCACTATAGGGAATCCGTACTCGCCAACTGCTTCGGCTATGCCCATTAGTCTCGCCGAGCATCTTCTTTACCATTAGCACGGGCAAGTCTTTCTAGATCAGGGCGTATGCCTACTACGCTACACAAGGTAGCGTCTACACGGATCATATCATGATTCATGGTTTTTATGCGGTTGTCTAGGGCTTGCACAATACCGTGAAGCCCATCTACTTGACTAACCACGCTTTCTAGAATGTACTTTATGGTCAAGAAAATAAAAAAGCCTGCAATCAACGCTATTGCAATAGGGAATCCTACATCTGCAATTAAGGCAAGCATCTCGCTCATTGTTTTGCCTAACGTACTTTAAAGCCTACCCCTGCAAAAGCGGCACCTTTGCCTTTTGCCTGTTGAACGCCTTTAGGCGCAGGAGTTACTTTTACATTAGACTCTTGTTGCTCTGCGTAAGGAACCGTGTATTCCCCCGCAGCGGCAAAAACAGTCATTCCAGACTCTACTTTATCTGCTTTTTTAGCCATAGCTATTTACCTCTTAAGTGTTAACCATACATAGCGAACCAGTCGTTAAGTGCCATTCGCCACTCATAAGGACTATCGAAATCAGAACGACGTGGCATATTCGGTTTCATAACAGGGGGAACAGGGTCAGGAGTAGGAGCAGCGGGAGCCATAGGTTCTTGATAAACCGACTGTGGAATAGCCGACTGTGGCTGCGCTTGTGGTTGTTGCGTTTCTCCATAGGTAGTAAACCCCTGTGCAGTAAGAGGTACATCTCCCATCATTGCAGACTGTATAAAGGGGTCATTACCCCAAAAAGGGTCAGCCGCGCCCGATTGAATTCTTTCTATATTAGCGGCAATGGTTTCGGTCTGAGCGTGAGTGGGGTTTGGGTTTGCACTATATACCCGCTGATAAGCCGCTTTGCGGTCTTCATCGCCACTGCCTGCACCGCCATAACCACTAGCCCGCCAAGTAACAGTGCCTCCGGCGGGGGCACCTCCCACAGTGCCAGTGTTAACTCTTAAAGTGTTCTGTTCCATCAAGCCCTTGGGTATTTCAAACCCCATGGGTATACCGCCCGTAACTCCTAAGGTTGGAGCACCATACGCCACAGTAGGCGTGGTGGCTGCATTGCCCGCAGCACTGGTCATACCGCTGGGGCCTCCGGTGGTGGCGGCTTCGGTGTAGGGGTTAGGGGGTTTAGCAGTAGCAAAACTAATGGGGTCCCAGCTGGAATAGTCCTCAGGCAACAGATCGTATTGGGTAGTAAAGTTGCCTATTCTAATATCGGGGTCGGCGGGACGCGGGGGAAGAGCCATTATTCACCTCCTCCACGTTTTGGAGCATTATGTGTGCGGTCTAGGGCTATGTTAGCTCGTAACTGGGCAATATCCTCGGTAGAGTCTATGCGCTCTCTACCCAGCATAAGGTCCTGTTGTTGCTTTTGTTTATCAAAGTTTAAGCGGTTGCGGTCCTCTTGGGCCTTTCGGGCGAGTTCGCCTTCGCGTATGTCAAGCTCACGGTTTTTAAGCGATACCAACGGATCATCATCGTCGGTGCCACCCTGTAACTGTTCTTCAACGTCGTTAAACTGCTTGGTAAACTGAGCAATAAGCTGTGCAACGCGGCCTTCGTATTGGGGGCGCGTTTCTTCGCTGGGTTGTATGCCCTGCTGTTGTAGCTCTTGTGCGGCTTGGGCTTCGGCCTTGAAGGAAAAGTGCTCATATATATGGCCTACCATCAAAGCGTAAACAGGCATTTGGCTACGCACGATTTTACTTTCCATAAAAGCGGTATGCGCAGCAATGTGGGCGTCATGGTCCTGTTCGGCAAAAACCTTTAAAGGATTACCCGAACCAGTTAGCACAAGGGGAGCTCGGCCGTTTTCTACGGCAGGGTTCTCGGGCTTGGGGTCTTGTTGGGGTTTAAGAATTTCGTCAATGTTGTCTATGCCCAGCGCGGAGTATACGCGGCGGTAGGCTTCGTACATATTGTGTATGGCAGGGTTACTGGTAGCCATGGTTAGTTGTTCTTGGGCCAGCATTACCCGTTGCGCCATGCTAAAGATGTTTGGGTCGCTTACGGGGAGTATGTCTATTTCGGGGCCAAAGTCCTCGGCAAGTAACTGGGGATTAGGCCCCTGTGGTTGCGAGGACTGTGCCGTGTAAGGGTACTGCATTTGCTGGGTGGCTAGTTCACCAAACAAAGTGCCCAGTAGTTTGAGCTCGTTTTTCAGGCTGGCATGTAACCGTTTATGCACAGCCGACATTACCTTACTGCCCCTTTCTAGTAAAGCTACGGTAGTGCCTACGGGGAGGTCGCCACGGCCTTCGGCAACGCCTATTTCTTGTGTGCCTACGAATTTTTCTGCCGCACTAACCACAAAACCCATTAAGTTAAACAGCGTAGTACTGGGTTCCTTATAAGGCAGGGGTAGTAGTGACTCTCGTAAATTGTTACTGGGCACGTCTACATCGCGCCACTCTCCGGGTTGAATGGCACTGTCATCATCGGCAATGCGCATTCCGCGTGTTTTAAAACCAGCGGGTAAGTTGCTCAGGGTACCGGCGTCTACCAACTGGCGTAAAGTACTGGTGGCCGTGCGCGACAAGTTCCCCAGCAGGTGTATTAGCCCAAAACCGTAAAAACCCATTCCGGGACTAAACTTGTAGTGAACAAAGTATTCTATTTTTGCCTTCTTAGGGTCTTGTTCCATGTAGTTGCGGCGCAAAGAGAGAACTTCGCCATTGTCTTTACACACCGTAACTATGTAAGGTAGCTTTATGCCGGTGGGGTCGCCGGTGGGGTCAGTGTCGGGGAATGTTTCTAGGTCCAAGTAGCAGTGGCATTCTAGTAAGGTGATTTCTTGGTCGTTTTCGGCATAAGTAGGACTGGTGCCTTCGATTTTGTCATAAGCCTCGGTAATCTCGGACCGTTCATCCGCGGCCATAGGCATAATGTTTACGTCGCGGTAAAATCCACTAACCTGTAGTTTACGTACTTCGTTGCTGGACATTTTAATAAAATGGGTAACGCGTTCGGAAGTTTTAATATCCGTGGCGCTGTAAGGAACCACTAAGTCCTCGGCGGGTACAAACTTACTCACAGGACGGCCAAGTTGTTCCTCTTGGTAGACTTTTTTAAACGCACTACCGGCACAGCCCAAGTAGTAGAGCATTTGGTCGAATTCGGGTTCGTATTCGTCCATTTCGTACATGAGTTGGTAGTTCATGTAGTCTTTTACGCGGTCGGCGCGGGCTTCCATATCAGGGGTGCTTACGCCCATTACCTTGGTTTTTACCGGCCCGTTGGCCGGAATAAGCTCCTTATATGCTCCTGCCTGAAACTGCGTAACGGCTTCGTTAAGCAGGGGGTGTACCACGCCCGTTGCGCCGGTAAAGGGTTCGGTGCGCACGTCGTAACGCAGGCCAAGGAGTTCTAGGCCCTTGCTGTAGGTGTCTTCCCAGTCTTCGCGGCTGTTTTTGTCGTCTTCGTAAGCACTGGTAATCTTTATACTAATGGCACTGAGTTCGGCGGGGTCTAAAAGGTCGGCAAGGTTGCTGTCAAACGGGGCCGTGGTGGGGTCCATAGCGGGGGCACCACCAAAGTCAACGGTTGCGCCACCAGTGGGGTCATCGTCTAGGGTGACTTCTACATCCACGGGGGTGTCGGTAAACAAGGCGTTTTCTTGCTCCAGAATGTCGGCCTCCTCTAGGCTGTTAGCAGCCGCAGGGGCGCGGAGCAAGGCTTTGTCTATATTGTTTGTGCTCAGGGGATCACGGGCCATGCAACAAGTACTCCCAAAGTTGGCGTCAAAACTAACATAAATTTACTAATAATACACGCGTTGTCGGGGTGGGGTATCGTGGGGTTCGTAGTCTTCGGGGTGGCCAATAAAGCCGCCTTCTCTAAAACGGCGCAGGGCTTGGGCAACGGTGTCGAGGTAATCGTCGTGTTCTCCAGCCGGAAACGCCGCACACTCCTCTATGACCTCTTCGGCCCATAGGGTGTCGGGGGCGTACACCATACCGCTCTCAAACATAGGGGCAACACTGTTTACGCGGCTTATTTTGTCATTACCGCGGCTGGGCGTGTAGTTAGTAACCGGTATACCCATGCGGCGTAACTCCTGCGTAAGGGGCATACCACTGGCTTTGGCTTCTATGAGAACGGTTTCGGGTTCCCAGTAGTTGTATTCCTCCATGGTAATGCGGCGCAGTTCGGGAAAGTCCCAGCGGCCACGGCGGGCGTCACACAGTATAAGGGCAGCAGGCTTGCCTTTTTCGGGGTAAAAAACACCCCATGTGGTTATTGCGCTGTAGTCGGCTTGTTCCTTTTTGCTAAAGGCGGTGTCGTAGCTTTGCATTACGTAGTGCAGGTGGGGGAGCTCCTTATCGGGCCACTTTTGCCACCAGTCGCGCTTGAGTATTGCGCTGGTTTCGCTGGTGGGGGACTGCTGCCACTGGGCCTCCCATTTGCCTACGCTCAAACTGGCACGTACGGCTATTAGGTCTTCCTTTGACCAGTACTCAGGCCATAGGGGGTTTTCGGTCTCGGGCATAAGGGCAGGGAATTCCACTACCTCCCATTTATCGGCCAAGGGGTCACGGGCCATCTGGCGTATTACCTTACCGGTTAAGTCGTTTTCGGCCCAGCGGGTCATCACTACTACTATGGCTCCTCCGGGTTGCAGGCGTTGGCGCGGGCCACTGGTGTACCATTCGTAGGCGTGTTCAAGGGCAGTAGTGCTTAGGGCGTCTTGCTCGCTGTGGGGGTCATCGATAATGAGTAAGTCTGCGCCACGGCCCGTTACCGCACCACCCGTGCCAGCAGCAAAGTATTCACCGCCCTTGGTGGTTTCCCAACGGCCTGCGGCTTGGCTGTCGGCGCGGAGCTGCACCCCCTGAAACACCTGCATATACTCCTGCGAGTTCATTAAATTACGCACCTTGCGGCCAAAACGGTAAGCTAATTCAGCGGTGTGGGTGGTCTGCATAATCTTAAGCGTAGGGCGGCGGCCCATTAACCACGCAGGCAACAGGTAACTGGCAAATTCACTCTTAGTATGGCGCGGGGCCATATTAACTATAAGGCGCTTAATGTCGCCGTTAGCAACGGCTTCGAACTTCTGGGCCATAATGCCATGGTGCCTGCCCGCAATAAACTCAGGCCACATAGCACGTACAAAATGGGTAAAATTCTCGCGGCAAGTATCGGCATGTTCCAAAGCCTGCGCACGGCTCAATAACCTAGCGTAGCTCTTAAGGGTTTCTTCTGGGGTAGACTCTAAGGACATTTAATAAACAGCAATTTTATAAATTTTTCCACCACCGCAAAAAAGGTACTCGCTCCGCACAATGTATTAACAAGCATTTTATGTGTTTACAATTAAAGTTAAATAAAAGAAACAACGGAGCAAGCACCAAGCAACAGTGTACACAAATAATAAGTCGTGGGGCAAGGAACAATAATCAAGGACTCCTGTAAGGAGCTTTATAAAAAAAGCCCTAGGATTTTTAGCAAAAACAGTGTTTACATGCTGAGCATATAAACACCGTCTCCGCAAGCGGGGGGCGCGGGCTTAAATGCGCACACATAAAAAAACCCGCGCTAGGCTAGGTACCTAGCGCGGGCCGGTTTGCGCTAGTTTTTAACTAGCTGTTGCGCTGCCCTTAACAGCAAGTTTAATTACAGGTTTAGGCATAGCACTAGGCGTAATGCTAAAGTTACTGTTGCATGGGCTACCACCACCATTTAGCATACCTATTAACACGCATGGGTTGGGTTGGCTACCAGTGCATAGCTGTATTAGGCTAAAGTAGGCTTGTAGGCAAAACAGCGGCTTAGTTGCTGGCGTGTGCTTGTATGCCCCGCCATGCCGCGCGTAGCTACTAGCCAACACCATTTGCTGTTGTTTTGGTGGTGCGTAGCCATGGCCAGCAATACTTTTTACTGCATTACCGTATTGCCGGTGTATGCCATATAACAACCAGTTTATTTGTGTAACCCGTACCCCGTTTGGCTTACCACGGTAACCGTAGGGCAGTACCTTATGCCCTGCGCTTGGTGCGTTAGCTATTGCTGCTTTGCCAGCTGCGGTTAGCTGCCAAGTAACATT